AAACGCAGAGCTTGCTGTAGCTGGAAGTGTAATTGACTACAATTCTAGTTTGGCAAGTTCTGAACTCACGATAACCAATCCCAATGTACAGGATGCATGTGGATGCGGTGTTAGTTTCACAATCTAAAAAGGAGACATAGTTGTACAAAGTAACTTGGAATTATGATGGAAAAGAATATAAAGCAAAGGTCAAAAGCCCTGTAGGACGGTATACCTACTGTCAAATGTTAGAAAACGAAGGGGCAACAGACATAACAATAAAATGGAAGGGAGAAGTAATTGATAATTACTTACAAGGACGTTCAATGCGTAACTTTCCCAGTTTTCAAAATTACTGGAAGCAACTGGACTTATTCTGACGGTTTATTGTTTCTGGAAAACCAGTTACTAGACGACAAAAATATGTCGGGAGATACATTAGGTATTCGTAGGATACAGACTCCTTTTGAGAATCTGTATCCATTACGAAATGCTTTAATAAATCACATTGGCATAATCAAACAAACAACAAAAACATTTATTGATTCTAGAGGCGAACCCTTCATTTATGACAAAACCTTAATGTGTAAACTTAAGTATTATAAGATCAGAAAGGTTGATAAAAAAGGAGTTGCCTCTATTTTATGGGTGAAAGGAATTAATTTTCCTTTTACTATTCCAAGACCCCCAGAAGATGGAAGAACTTGGGCGGGTATACTACATTTAAAAGATATACCTTGGATGTTGTACGAGTACTCCGAAGAAAAACTAAAGGACACTCGAAGAAAAGTATAGAGAGTTTATGGCTAAACGTAGCAAGACTCTGAACGGTTCTGGACTAGAACTTGCAGAGATAGAACCCTTAACCCGTAATCAATTAGTTGCTTTTGAAAGCGATAAAAATTTAGTTCTGCACGGATGTGCAGGCACGGGAAAAACTTTCATTTCATGCTATCTTGCATTTGATGATATGACAAAAAATCAGTATGAGAAGTTAGTAATCATACGAAGTGCAGTTCCCACTAGGGATATTGGTTTCCTACCAGGAACTGAAAAAGAAAAAAGCTCAGTGTACGAAGAGCCCTATTATGACATAGCTATAGATCTATTCGAAAGGGGTGATGCGTATCAGATACTCAAAACTAAAAGACTAGTGCATTTTATGACTACTTCTTACATTAGAGGTATAACACTAAGAGATGCAATTATACTTATAGATGAGTGTCAGAACATGAGTTTTCATGAGTTAGACTCAATCATAACAAGAGTCGGGGAAAACTGTAGAGTAATATTTTGCGGAGACTTTTCTCAGTCCGATTTAAAACAAAACGGAATGAAAGAGTTTTTCGAGATTCTAGCTTCTATGAATCGATTTGATTTTATAGAATTTGGAGTCGAGGATATTGTACGAAGCGGTTTTGTAAAAGAGTATATTATAGCAAAAGAGTACACATGAAAGCTGTAATCAGCAATCGCATTTATTTAGAAGTAACAGATAAATATAAGGAAGTTTTAAGCAAAGAACTTACCTATACTATTCCTTCGTACAATCCGAAAGACCCGCCCATGGTTATTAAAAATATGGCACGTATTAAGAGTAACTTGGTGAGTATACCGATTGGAAGAACGGATCTGATCCCAAATGACTATGAAGTAGTCGATAAGCGTGTTGAAAAACCAGTAGAGTTTCCTGACTTTAAGTTTGATTTACGACCAAGTCAAGAGGATGCTTATAACGAGGTTGATGACAACTGTATAATAAACGCTTGGGTCAGTTGGGGAAAGACTTTTACAGGTCTTGCGATTGCTGGCAAGTTAGGACAAAAAACACTCATAATTGTACACACAGTCCCACTAAGAAACCAGTGGGCTGCGGAAGTAGAAAAAGTATATGGAATTACACCAGGCATTATTGGAAGTGGGAAGTTTGATCTTAGTAGCCCTGTGGTTATTGGGAACACTCAAAGTTTATACCGTCGTATCCAAGATATCCGTCGAGAATTCGGAACTGTTATCTTGGATGAAATGCACCATGTCTCTTCCCCAACGTTCTCTAAAGTAGTTGATACAAATTATGCAAGATATAAGATAGGCTTATCAGGTACTATAGAAAGAAAAGACGGCAAACATGTAGTTTTTCGTGATTACTTTGGACAAAAAGTAATTAAACCACCAAAAGAGAACTATATGACTCCAAGTATATGGATTCATCGTTCTGAAATACGATTTATGGATGGAAGTAATATTCCATGGGCAAATAAGGTAACACAATTAGCATATAACGAAGAATATGTACACACCATTGCACTTTTAGCCGCTGCTTTTGCTACAAAAGGCCATAAAGTGTTAGTAGTAAGTGATCGAGTACATTTTTTGCAGGCCTGCGCCGAACTTGCAGGTGATAAAGCCATTTGTGTTACGGGCGAGGTACCACATGAACAGAGAGAAACGCTTATGTCTAAAATTACAGACGGAAAAGCAAATATACTCTTTGGTACTCAGGCAATATTTTCAGAAGGTATCTCCTTAGACGACCTTAGTTGTTTAATCTTAGGAACTCCTGTCAATAATGAACCTCTTTTAACACAGTTAATAGGTAGAGTTATAAGGCAGAAGGAAGGAAAACGAAATCCAATAGTAGTAGACATACATTTGAAAGGGAATACTGCAAGAAGACAGGCTTCGAATAGGATGGGCTACTATATGAAACAGGGATACCAAATACAGGAACTTTAAAAAAATAATTCTTGACACGAGTTATAATTTTTGATATAATATGCTATTCTATAATTGGAAAAAGATATTTGAAACTTGTAAAGGAAATGCTTCCGAGATGGTACGAGTTTTAAAAATGTTAGTAGAAAAACAAATCCCCATAAATCAATATGATAGAATATATAAGTATTCTGGTATTGACTTTCGAGGAGAATGTTTTTTACTACACCCAGACGTTCTTTTGTACAATGCTTATCAGTATGGCTACAAAGACGTTTGTATTTACGTAGCAATGGCTAGTTTACGTTCGTATGCTGACTACGCTGCACACGGTAAGATCACATTGGATCTAATACATTTACCATTAGATCCTTTTATATTTTTAGATAATCATAGTCTACTTTATGTAAAAGACGATCAACTTTGTTTTTTATATGAAGAAGCCCCAACGGAGATTCATTAATGGCAATATCATTTAATCAGCAGAAGGGGTCTGCTCAAAAAACCTCTATCAGCACTTTTCAGTACACCGACGGAGATAACAGCATGCGTCTTTGTGGCGACATTCTTGCTCGCTATGTATACTGGGTCAAAGGTGAAAACGACAAGAACATTCCTTTAGAGTGTCTGTCTTTTGATCGTAACGCAGAAGCGTTCAATAACAAAGAGAAGGATTGGGTTCGTGAATACTACCCCGACCTCAAGTGTGGTTGGAGCTATGCAACTCAGTGCATTGACAACGGTGAAGTAAAAGTTGTTAATCTAAAGAAGAAGCTCTGGGAGCAGATTATAACTGCCGCAGAAGACTTAGGTGATCCAACTGATCCAGAAACTGGTTGGGACATTAAGTTCAAGCGTGTTAAAACTGGCCCTCTCCCCTATAATGTGGAGTACCAGCTTCAGCCTTTAAAGTGCAAATCCAGAGCACTTACAGACGCAGAGGCAGCTCTTATAGAGGATCTTAAGTCCATGGACGACGTTATGCCTCGTCCAACTCCAGACGCTCAGAAAGAGCTTCTTGACCGTATACGTCAAGCAAGCGCTCCTGACATTGACGAAACCCTTGAAGCGGAGTTTAATGTAGCATGACGCAGAAGCAGTTTGCAATCGACAACTACGATGCAATAAAGCTAATGACTCAATATGAAGGCGGGCAAAAGCTCGCCTCCATGTACTTTGAGGAAACAGGTAAAATTATGAAAGATCCTCAACGGCTAATTAGAAAATTAGTTGCTGATGGTATTTTTACTCGTTTTAAACTAGAAGGCGAAACCATACAAGCATGATTTTATTTACAGCGGACTGGCACTTAAAACTGGGACAGAAAAATGTTCCAGTTGAATGGGCTAAGAAAAGATACAGATCTTTTTTCAAGCAAATCAATGGGCTAGAAAAAGAGTGTAATATGCACGTAATCGGAGGCGATCTTTTTGATCGTCTTCCGACTATGGAAGAGTTAGAATTATATTTTTCTTTCATACGAAGCGTGACTATTCCTACCTTAATTTTTGACGGTAACCATGAAGCTACAAAAAAGAACAGAACTTTCTTTACACAGCTAAAGCAAGTTAGTAGAGATATAAATCCCTTAATTCATGTCGTAGATTTTTCTTATGTTGATGAAGATAAGGGTTTTGGTGTATTACCTTATGCAGACTTACACAAGTCTGATAGTATAGAAGCATTTGACGTTTCTAAACCTCTTTTTACCCATGTAAGAGGAGAAATACCTCCTCACGTAAAACCAGAAGTTGACTTAGATAGGTTTGAAAATTTTCCTGTAGTTTTTGCAGGAGATTTACACGCACATAGTAATACACAAAGAAACATAGTATACCCAGGTAGTCCGATGACTACTTCTTTTCACCGCAATGAGGTTGAAACAGGGTACTTACTCATAAATGATAAAAACTGGACATGGATGTGGGATAGGTTCGATCTTCCTCAACTTCTTAGAAAGACTGTAAGTAGTCCAGATGAGATGATTCCAAGCACATATCATCACACAATTTATGAGTTGGAAGGCGATATTCAAGACCTTTCAAAAGTAAAAAACTCAGAGTTGTTAGACAAGAAAGTAGTAAAACGTAGTACAGAAGCAACTCTAGTGCTTGACAAAGAAATGACAGTAAGTGAAGAACTAGCAGAGTATTTAGAATATATACTAGAACTTCCAAAAGACAAAATATACAGTATCATAGGAACATTTAATGATTACTCTAAAACAGCTACAGTGGAATAACTGTTTTAGCTATGGTTCTAACAATGAGTTAATTTTAGACGATAATACTGTAACTCAGATTATTGGGACAAATGGTACAGGTAAATCCTCTATACCTTTAATTATAGAGGAAGCCCTGTACAATAAGAACTCAAAAGGAATCAAAAAAGCAGAAATTCCTAATAGATATATTGGTAAAGGTTATAATATTAACTTAACTTTTACAAAAGACGATGATGTTTATGTAGTAAGTATTGACAGAAAGACAAGTATAAAAGTAAAACTTGAAAAGAATGGAGAGGATATTTCCAGTCATACAGCTACAAATACATATAAAACTATTCAAGAGATAATAGGAGTAGATTTTAAAACTTTTTCTCAGTTAGTATATCAAAGTACAAATGCAAGTCTACAATTTTTGACTGCAACAGACACAAATAGAAAAAAGTTTTTAATCGACTTATTACACCTTGAAAACTATGTAGAATTATTTGATATTTTTAAAGAAGCAGCCAGAGTAATCTCTATAGAAATTAATGGGATTCAAGCAAAGCTTGATACGATAGAAAAATGGTTGTCAGATAACAAGTTGAGTGATACTAACATACTTCCCATGTTAGATTTACCAATTTCATCGGATGAGACTGAGAAACAATTCCGTCAGTTATCGAAAGAACTTGAAAATATTTCCGAAAAAAATAAAAAAATTTCAAAAAATAATCAACTTCTTAGCTTATTAAATCAAATTGATTTACATGCAGCACAAAGTTGTAAAATACTAGAAAAAGTTTCTTACGACGACTTACAAGCGTACGTAGGAGAATACAAGCAAGTCGTAGCGGGGTCTCAACGCCTTTTAGAAAAGTTAAATCTATTAGGTGATACCTGCCCTACTTGCGAACAACCAGTAGACCCTACATTTAAAAGGTCACTCGTAGCGGAAGAAACACAAAAAGCTACAGAAGCGGAGAGCGAAATTGCAAAAATTGAGAAAAAAATTAGACGAATTAAGGATGACAATCGTGAATTCGAACATAGTCAAAAAATCCAGAATGATTGGAAAGACTTATATCGCA